GGTCGCCGTATTCCCTGACGGCGACGCGTTCGACGTGCTGCCGCATTTTTTCATTCCCGCTGAGCGCATTCTCGCGCGCGTCACGCGCGACCGCGTGCCCTATGACGTTTGGGCCCGCGCCGAGCTGCTGACGGCGACGCCGGGCCCGACGGTCGATTACGACTATGTTCGGCAGCTGCTGCAGCGCTGGGACGCCGAATACGATCTGCGCGTCATCGCTTACGATCCGTGGAATGCGACCGACCTGGTCGGGCGTCTCGAAAAACAAGACGGCTTCACGTGCGTAAAAATGCGGCAAGGTTTCGCGACGCTGTCGGCTCCAAGCAAGTCGCTCGAAAAGGCGATTTTGTCGCGGCGGCTGCGGCACGACGGGCACGCCGTGCTGCGCTGGAATGTCGCGAATATGTCCGTCGACCAAGACGCTGCAGGAAATATCAAGCCGTCGAAAGAACTGTCGACCGAACGCATCGACGGCGGCTATGCGCTCGTGATGGCGATCGATGCAATGGAACGGCACGACCATACGCCGCCGCCGAAATATCAGATGCTCATTCTTGGGGATAAATGAAATGGCGAATCGACCTGGTCGACCGGCGCTAGAACGGGGCGATCCGTCGGTCGACGTGCATCTCGTGTTACCTGGTCGCGCGTTCGATTCGCTCTATCGACGCGCGCAAGTCGAGCGGCTGACCGTCGCCGAGCTGATTCGTCGCACGCTGCGCAATTCTGAGAATAAAAAAACGGAAACTGACGACCGCTGACCAGCCGCGCGCACGATAGCGCGCAGTGATTCAGCACGCGCACGCCGTTCTGCACGTCAAGTCTGCGGGCAATGCGGCATCGCTGCACATTGCGGGCATTGCGACGACGCCCGCGCCCGATCGTGCTGGCGACGAGCTTGATCCATTCGGCGCACGCTTCGCCAATCCGCTGCCGCTGCTCTGGCATCACGACCGCGAGCGGCCGATCGGCGTTGCCGTGCTGCAGACGCCGACGCGCGACGGCATTCGCTTCGAGGCGACGATTCCGACGGTCGACGAACCTGGACCGCTGCGCGATCGCGTGCTCGAAGCCGTGCAGTCGATCAAAGCCGGGCTCGTGCTCGGCGTCTCGGTCGGCTATCGCGCGCTCGAAGGCGGCGTGCAGTTTCTGAAATCTGGCGGGCGTCGATTCACGAGCACGGAAATATGCGAGCTGTCGCTCGTCACCGTGCCCGCGAATCTGCACGCGACGATCGACGTAATCAAGTCGCTCGATCTGGCGGTCCTGGCCGCGATGGGCCCAATCAATTCCGGCGTTTCGGAGCGTCCCCCATTACCCGCGCGATCAAAGGGCGCGGCACGCATGACGACTCAAGAACAGATCAATCAATTCGAGAATTCGCGCGCGGCAAAAGTCGCACGCATGGGCGCGATCATGGCCGACGTCACCGATTCGACGCTGCCCGACGATCGTCGCGAGGAATACGACGGGCTCGCGCTCGAAGTCAAAGGGCTCGACGAGCATCTCGTCAGAGCGCGCGAGCTGGATCGACTGATGGCATCGACCGCGACGCGCGTGACGCCGAATACAAACGTGCCCGCGCGCATTCCGGTCGTGTCTGTTAAGTCGAATGTGCCGCTCGGCACGGCATTCGTGCGCGCGGCGTGCGCCAAGCTCGTCTGTAACGGCAATATTCACGAAGCCGCCGAATATGCAAAGCGCTGGGACTCGACGACGCCCGAAGTCGCGCTGTATCTGAAAGCCGCGATCGCACCGGGCACCGTGACGGATGCGACGTGGGCCGCGCCGCTCGTGAATCAGGCGATCGCGAATGAATTTCTCGAACTGCTGCGACCGGCCACGATTCTCGGCAAGATTCCCGGTTTGCGTAACGTGCCATTTAATACGAAAGTGCCCGCGCAAACCGCTGGCGGCACGTATGGCTGGGTCGGCGAGTCGAAGCCCAAGCCGGTCACAAAGCTCGCATTCTCAGCGACGTCGCTCGGCATCGCGAAAGCAGCGGGCATTATCGTGCTGACCGAAGAACTGGTGCGCCTGTCGAATCCGTCGGCCGAAGCGCTCGTGCGCGCCGATATGGTCGCGGGCATTGCGCAGTTTCTCGACGCGCAATTTATCGATCCGGCGGTCGCGGCAGTCGCGAACGTGAATCCGGCGTCGATCACGAATGGCGCGCCGACGGCGGCAGCGACGACTAACCCGCTCGCCGACATCATTGGCTTGATCGGTCACTTCGCGACGAACAATATTCCCGTCGGCGGCGTGACTTTCATTATGTCGGCCGCGAACGCGCTGAGCTTGTCATTCCGCACGAATGTCGACGGCTCGCCGCAATTCCCTGGCGTGTCGATCGACGGCGGCAGTTACAAGGGGCTGACGTTCGTCACGAGTCAAGCAGCGGGCGCGAATGTGATCGCGCTGCAGCCGTCGCTGATTCTGTATGCCGATGAAGGCGGCGTGACGATCGACGCGTCGCGCGAAGCGTCGCTGCAGATGGATAGCGCGCCAATGTCACCGGCCGACGCGACGACCGTTTACGTTTCGCTCTGGCAGACGAACTGCGTCGGCTTGCGCGCTGAGCGGTTTGTAAACTGGCTGCGTGCGACGCCGAACGCCGTGAAATATCTGACGGCGACCGCATGGCCGTCGCCAGCGGGCGCGTCGGTCGAAACCCCGTCGACGCGCGGCTCGAGAGGGGAATAACGGCGACCTGGTCGACTGGCGCGCGGCGAACGGAACGCGCGTCAGTCGGCGAGATGAAATAACAAGGGGAAAATTCCATGAATTCACGACTAGCTATGATCTCGTTTATCGACGGCGGCGGCGGCGTCCCTGATAATTCGTTGCCCAGTGCGCCCAGCTATCCGTCGCAGGGACTGCCGCCCGGTGCTGTGCAGCTGCCAGTATTCCCGTTCGATCCGACGCGACCCGATCAAGGGCTGCCGACGCCGCCCGTGCGACCTGATCAAGGCTTGCCCGGCGCGCCAGCTGCGCCCGATCAAGGTCTACCGAGCGCGCCAGCGCGACCGTCGCACCCGATCGCGATCGCGCCCGGCGCGCGGTTTATCGTGAAATGGCTGCAGTGTTACGGGCTGATTCTCGTGCCCGATAATTCGCTGCCGCCGACGGCTGAACCGAAGAAGTAAGCGCGACCCCTGGTCGACTGGCGCGCGGCGAACGGACGCGCGTCAGTCGGCGAGCCCCGCGAATGTCGCTGCTAACGAATCTCGCTGCTCGGCTCGGCTATCAGAAAACCGGACAGCTGCGCCCAGCGAACGCCAGCGGGCGCGGCGGCTGGTTTCCGATTATTCGCGAGCCGTATACGGGCGCGTGGCAAAACAACGACGAAATCAGCGCGCCGACGGCACTGTCGAATGTCGCCGTTTACTCGTGCGTCACACTTATCGCGCAAGACATCGCGAAACTAGCGCTGCGGCTCGTCGAGCAAGACGCCGAAGGCATATGGCACGAGACGACGAATCCGGCTTACTCGCCGTTTCTGCGTAAGCCAAACCGCTATCAGACGACGCAGAAATTTATCGAGCAGTGGATCACGTCCAAGCTGGTCGCCGGAAATACTTACGTGCTGCTCGAACGCGACGCGCGCGGCGTCGTCAAGTCGGGCTATGTGCTCGATCCGACGAAAGTCGTGCCGATGGTCGCGCCCGATGGCGCGGTCTATTACGAGCTGCGTCGCGATGACCTGGCAGGGCTCGGGCTGGCGACCGTCGACGGGGGCGCAGTATTCGTGCCCGCGAGCGAAATCATTCACGACCGGATGATTTGTCTGTTTCATCCACTCGTCGGCGTTACGCCGCTGTATGCGTGCGGGCTATCGGCGACGCAAGGGCTCGTGATGCAGCAGACGTCGAATAAGTTTTTTTCTGGTGGCGCGACGCCGGGCGGCGTGCTGACGGCACCGGGCGCGATCGGTGACGAGACGGCGCAGCGACTTAAAGAATATTGGGATACGAACTTCACTGGCGCGAACGTCGGCAAAGTCGCCGTCTTGGGCGACGGGCTGAAATATGAAGCGATGACGGTAAACGCCGCCG